TTAACCCCAGTTGTGTTGAGGCCATCATTTCCTTGAGTTGAGAGAGATGGATTAAGCCATACATAGCCCGATACAATCATAGACATGGGTCTGATTTTCTGACCTACTCGTTGATGAGATTTATTGCCCGGTGATATACCAGGGAATAATGGAAATGTGTCAGGAGTTAAAGCATTATCCGTTTCTCCACGGATTTCTCCTAAAAGAGGAGTTGGTTTTTGAAAAGTTATTATCGATTTGTTTTCAATATTAGCTGAAATGTTACGTTGAACAAGTTTCTTTACTGTTGATGCGAGTTTTTTATTACCTACGGATTTATATTTTCTACGTTTTACAACGGTTTTCATTGGTCCGGCCATAGCCTTGCGACGAGGGTAGTATCTACGATACGCCATAATATTATATAGTAAGTTTATATAAAATTATAAATTTAACACAGAAGTTAGTCGTCTTGTTATTTGATTTAATTCATTGCCGTGCCAATAATGTTCCGGAGGATATTCGCAAGTGATATATATATAAGGGGAGTTTATTTGAGTGTATCCACCTTTAATTTGTCCTTGATAGGTATATCGGTCTAAAATACGGAGAAGAGTTCTGTAAGGTATTGTATTGTCGAAATCATCTATGATTATAGCTTCTTGTTGTTTGTATCCATCCCACCACATAGTATTATCTTTTGGGTAGAGATCTGTATGGAGATCATTAACATAACGAGTTTTTCCTGTTCCAGCAAGTCCCCATATCCACACGACAGTAGGCTTTTCTACTCTAGGCACGGCAACGGCCGCACACATCTTTTCTAGAGAACGTGAATATTTGATGTATATGTCGGGATAGTCAAACATAATTTGCTCGACAGTAAGTTTATATTCTTTTATTTTTTGAGCAAGGTCAATAATGTCTGTTCGTCTTCCTTGTTGAGAAGGAGTTCCTGATTCGAGAACGTTTTTACATTCTTTTGAACAATAGGCTTTATTTTGATCATCTGTTCCTTTGGCCACTTGGATAGATGCTCTCGGTAAATGTGTAGCCATCTTATTGAATGTTATTGCTTCAATAAGTCTTACATACCCTTGTAAATGAGGGGTTCCTGTTGTTGGAGCTACTTCTTCACCACATATTAAATATTGAGACTTTGGAACAAGTTGTTTAACGCCAAACCAGTCGGAGGCGGTAAAGTTGTTTATTGTAAAACAATAAGAGCGGTGCTTCGAAGGCTTTCCCATTATATCTTATATATATATTTTTATTTTTTGATTTTGACGCAATTGAGATTTTCCTAAATTTGAGCGTTTCTTTGTTTCACAAAAGTTAGGGGGTAATAATATACCCCTAACTTTTGCTAAATATATTTTTCCATTTTATTGTATTATATAAATTGTGTTTAAGTCCTTTTTTTGCCTAAATATTAATTCTCTTTAACTATACTCGAGAAGTAAAGACACCACGGGTGTCTTCACTTCGCTCCGTGTTGGGGAAAAAGTAGAGTTTATACCTTCGGTGTATTTTAATACTCGGGCGGCCCGCCCTCGGGGTCTATATGGCTACAATGGCCAAAATTCAAGATTAGGCATCTTCATAGACTATGCGAGTCGAGAATGTTAATAAAGGACCAGCGCCTAAAGGAGCTGATGCGGTATTGGCACCACTGTCAAAGTTGTATCCCGCCATTAAGATAGGAGCAAAATTAGAAGGGGTTGTTATTAAGTCATTACTGTAGTTAATGTGTTTTGGAACTGGTATTCTTACTGAAAAGGGTCTTTTAACAGCACGGAGTTGACCGCCAGCAGTAGGGACTGATACGGAAGGAGCGAAGTCTCTGTTTAAATATAAGTATTTAACTGCATGAGTAGTTATACGTTTATGGTTAATTCTGTATGCGAGGGCTCTTTGAAGCGAACCATCGAAAGTTGCTTCTTGGCCATTGGCAGTTAATAAGTTGGTTGCGGCTGTTTTATAACCGTCTGCTTGAGTTGTAGGATCTTCTCCTTCTAATGCTACATATGATCGTTTTGCTTTAACAGTGCAAAAGATAAGTCGAACATTAACCCCAGTTGTGTTGAGGCCATCATTTCCTTGAGTTGAGAGAGATGGATTAAGCCATACATAGCCCGATACAATCATAGACATGGGTCTGATTTTCTGACCTACTCGTTGATGAGATTTATTGC